CTCATCCTGACTTTTCCAATGGCAGAACAAAAGCCTCTGCAAAAATAATTCGTGATGAATACGAACGTCTTTCAAAAGAGCATAAATTAGCGTAAAGGGGTGATTTTATGTTCAGTAACAAAACCTACGATATTCTCAAATTTATCGCTCAGATTGTCCTTCCTGCTATCGGGACTCTGTACTTTGCTTTAGCATCCATCTGGGGGCTTCCGTACGGGGAACAGATCGTGGGCACAATAACAGCCGTTGACGCTTTTCTTGGGGCTGTTCTAGGGATCTCCACAGCGCAGTATAACTCTGCGGGTGGGCAGAAATGACAGTCAGAGAGAATGCTTTGAACTGGATGCTTGAACTCGCCGCCGATCAGACGCACGGCTACAGCCAACAGAGCCGCTGGGGTCCGAATTACGATTGCAGTTCTGCTGTTATCACTGCCTATCAGACTGCCGGTATCCCCGTCAAGACAGACGGAGCGACCTATACTGGCAACATGAAAGCTGTTTTTCTCAGAAATGGCTTTAGTGATGTGACCAAGACCATCAACCTACAGAATGGGGACGGACTACTCCCTGCGGACGTGCTTCTCAATCAGATCCATCACACGGCGATGTATGCCGGGGGAGGTAAGATCGTCCACGCAAGGGGGCAGCGTTACGGATCAAGCGCATCCGGAGACCAGGGGAGCGAGATTGCAGTCACGAAATACTATAACTATCCTTGGGACTGTGTGCTGAGATACGAAGGGCCCCAGAGCGTTGACAAAGAGTGTTACACAGGTTCGTGCTTTGCCGTTCTTCCGGAGCTGATACCGGGCAACTATGGCCCCGCTGTCAAGGCCGTGCAAGCCTTGCTTAACCTCAAGGGGTACAAAGGAGCTGACGGCAAGACGCTGGAGGTTGACGGGGAGCTAGGTGACAATACCAAATTTGCTATTGAACGCTTACAGAGAGACGCGGGCATGACGGGTATCTGGTTCGGGACGGTCTCGGCTAAAACATGGCAACTGCTAATAAAATAATCATCGGGGCGGTCGTTTGACTGCCTCTTTTTTTTGTGGTGCATTTCGTGGTGCATAGCTCCAAAAACGCCTATTTTCTGCATATCAGAGCCGTCACAAATGTTGAATTTACGGCATATCTTCATCATCCGCTTCATCCTCAAGGGTTCGAGTCCCACCGCCGGCATAACAATTTTTCCTGTATTTATGCGGTATAGGAGAATTGGAGAATTGCTCGTGGCGCAAATCGTGGTGCATGGAATTGTTCAGAATGTCCATCTGACGGAATAGCTCTTGTTGGTTAACGTTCTGGTAAACTTCCTTGAGTACAGAACTGTTCTGCGACCAGCCGCCGATTTTGGCAGTATAGAAGTCAGGGACACCCAGCAAAGCCGCATTCGATGCAAATGAGTGCCGGAGCAAATGGAAGTTATAATGTGGCAGTCCTATTTGCTTTAAAAGGGCCGTAAATCGGCTTGTTAGGTTATTAGGGTTAAGTTCTACGTACCGCCCTGTTTTGGCCTTTAAAACGGCTAATAGAGGGTCTGCAATGGCTAATTTTCTGTAAGAGTCGGCTGTTTTGGGAAACGGCTTAATTATCCATTCGCAATCCTTGGTGAAAATCATTGCTTTTCGTATCGTCAAGACGTTTCGTTTCAGATCGTCACTATCCAGAGCGCATATTTCAGAACGCCTAAGAGAGTAATACCGGGCCAGCATGACCGCGATCCAAAGTTCTGTCCCCTCACAGGCAGACAGAATTTTCTTCATTTCTTGGTCGGTTGGTAGTCGGTATTCTTTTTTTATCTTGGTCGGTAGTTGTACGTTGAACTGTTTATCGACTCCATAAAGGGATAATGCAGCAGTCAAAAGGCCATAAGTGTTCTTGACCGACTTATATTTCAGAGTCCGCGACATCGAAGATATCCACGTTTGAACGTTCATGTTATTCAGTTCCCTGAGCTTCAGAGCGTCCAGAGGGGCAAAGCGGCTTTTCATGGCGTTATAGCTCCGGATCGTGGACGGCGACAGAACAGGCTCTTTTACATCAATATACTTAAGTATAGCATCATGAACTGTCACATCCTCCGGGCGTTCGTTCCGTTCTAATTTCCAAGCTGCCGCGAGTGCTTCAGCTTCTGCCTTTGTGGAGGCCGTAAATGACTCATATTCGCGTTTTTTCTGTCCATTGATATATTTATACCCCTTGAACACTTTGACGCGATACGAGCCCGATGGAAGCTTTCTAGCGGTTGCCATTCTTTTCCCTCCATAAGTTGTCAAACAATCTCAGGAAGGTTATAATAATGGTGTCGAGTCCTTATTAATACCTTTCCCAAGGTCTGCCGTCCGGCTGCTGGTAACAGTCGGGCGGTTTTTTATTGGTGTCTTATTGTTTCCACAGAGTCTATATCTGTTTTGTCAATATCGTCATTCTGTAAGTGGCCTATCTCGTGTTTATAAGTGTCAACATTCATTTCATGTGTTAATCTTGCGTTTAAGATTGTCGTTACAAAATCACCTTCCGGTTCAGCTGTAATCTTGGTAAAGCCATGCACTCCACACGGTAAATTTGTAAGTATTACATTAGTATCCATTTCATTGCCCCCTTATGACATAAGGGTACTGCCTGACGTGGTAAAAAATCTCACCATCATCTTGACGTTCTATCTATCAGTTCTTTGATAAAAGCCAAATCTTCCGGCTTGACCTTCCGGACCGCATCGAACATGACCTTATAATTCGGATTCTCGAATAAAAACTGCGCAAGGTCGCGAGTCTTGTCGTTGAGGTAATAAGGCATGTTCTGATCATCGCCGGTCATTAAATAGTCGAGCGTCACCCCGAAATAGTCCGCGATTTTCTGTAATTTCTCTTTTTTCGGCACACTCCGCCCTGTCTTCCAGTCTGTGAAGGTTGACTGATTTATTCCGGTCGCTTTGGCAACTGTCGCATCTTTCACACCCTTTGAGTCCCGCAATTTACAATATACGTCATACATAGCAACCCCCATAAAAAAATTCTGAAACCATAAGAAATAAACATTGACAAACTTATGAAATCAGAATAATATATGAGGTGTGAGGCTTCTGAAAACAGAAATTTGTCAATGCAAGATTGTGGTAAATCTCATTATATCTGATTTCAGAAGCACTTTCAATAACAAACTTATGAAAGGAGGGTTCGAATGTATCAAAAATATTGTGACCTGAGGGACGCAAGAGGATTGAATGACTATCAGGTTGCTAATGGTTCTGGTGTCAACCAGTCTACATTTACCGACTGGAAGAACGGCAGAAGCAAGCCGGGAGTTGAAAAACTGTACAAGCTGGCTATTTATTTCGATGTGCCTATGGAGTATTTCATGGACACAAAAGGCAAGAAGGAGGACTAAGAAAATGAGGGAGTATGCAAGTTTTCTGACGGCGGCAAATGTCACAATGATTGCATTCTATGTCCTGATAGAGTGCACGACAATGGAATTCTTCAACATGGTCTTCGTGGCCTTTATGGCGGGGTTTTTCGCGTTCTGTCTGTTTGTTTTCGCAACAGAGCCCCGGAAGCATAAGGCCAGATGGGAAAAGACCGGGAAGAATGACGAACTCGAAGTTTACATTATGGGCAAAACAAGGAGGTAAGGACTATGGCAACGTATCACAGAATTGAAACACCAGAAAACAATAAACAGCAGACAACAAAAGAATATTCTGTCATCGCTAACAACGAACAGATTGAAATCCCTGAGAGATACATCAAGGCGGCGGCCCAGGTCGAAGCCCTCCGGAGACTCTGTGAGATGGAAGAAAAAAACAGCGAATATCCTACGCTGGATATTAAGCTGATCAGGGCGGTGATCGGAGCATGAGCTACATTCCCGACAACTATGACCTTTGGGAACAGCATGAGCGAGAACAGGAACTTTGGGAACAGAAACGGCCTATCTGTTGTGAATGCAAGAACCATATTACAGACGAATACGCCTATGAAATAAACGGTGACATCATGTGTTGGGACTGCGCAGAAGAATGGCTCAGAGAGCAGGCTGTTGATGTTGAGGATTTAATGGAGGAATAAGGACTATGGCTAAGTGCATCGGCGTGATGGGGGAGTCCGGCAGCGGAAAGACAACCGCAATGCGGAATCTGCCACCAGAAGAAACTTTTTACTTGGACTGCGACAAGAAGGGGCTGAATTGGAAAGGCTGGAAAAACCAGTATTCTGACAAGACCTCACCGCCAAACTATTGGGTATCAGATAGTTTTTCTGTAGTCTCCGGCATTCTGAGAAAAATCAATGAACAGGAAAATTTCAAAAATATCAAATATGTCGTGATCGACACGCTTAACGGCTTAATGGTTGCTGAGGAAATGCGGATTTTGGCTATGCAGTCCGGAGACAAACGCTCTGCATGGAGTGACTTAGCACAGAACGGTTGGAGCATCATTAACCAGGCTCTGGAGATGCGGGACGACCTGACGGTTATTATTCTGTGTCATTCTGAGACTATTTCAGACGAAAACGGCATTGTCCGCACCAGGATAAAGACCAACGGTCGCAAACTGGAAAAGCTTGTTCTGGAGTCCAAAATGACAACGGTCATCTGGGCCGTGCGACAGGATGGGAAATATAAATTCGTTCTGTCAGCTGACGGTTCAACGTGCAAGGTTCCCATGAATGCGTTTTCTGTGGATGAAATCGACAATGACATCATGATTGTTATCAAAGCATTGGAGGATTTCTAATGTCTGATAAATGGAAATCATTAGAAGAATATTATAAGTCTCCAGAATGGGCGGCAAAGCGGAACGAGCGTCTTAAAATCGACAACTACAGATGCGCACGATGTGGTTTTACACGAGCGTTAGAAGTTCACCATATCACTTATACAAGATTTGGGCATGAGGATGCTTACAGGGACTTAGTTACTCTGTGCAAGAAGTGTCACGGCGAGATTGAGAAGCAGAAAAAAGAAGTTAATCCGATTGCGAGAGTCGAGCATCATTCTGCTTATCTTGCTGGGAAGATACAGGAACACGGCTGGCGGGAGAGTTTTTATTATTGCGGTTTTTACGAGCAAATGCCGCCTAACGAATTAGCAGAACGATGTGAAAACGTAAGCAACAAGCTAACGGTCACGGGCCCGTTTTTCATTAGTTGCGACCATGGATGTTATCACGGAGACGGGAGCCATGGAGTCGGCGCAGTGAGTTCAATTTACTCTGATGAAGAATGGGGCGGTTGTATGGGAAATTACTTTTCCAGAGACGACGTGCTTAGTATTTGCAAAAGGCAAATTGATAGAGCAGACATTGTGTTTGCTTATATCGACTGTGAAGATTGTTTCGGAACGCTTGCAGAGATCGGTTATGCACACGCACAAGGGAAAGACTTATTAATTAAATTTGCGAACGAAAACCTTAGAAAAGAAATGTGGTTTGCTGACAAGATGCAGCAGCGCACAGGTTCAGTATCTGACAGATGGATAAAAGAACAGTTATTATCACGAATACGGGAGGCATAAATGAAACCATTTAACAACTACGAACAGGCAAAGGCAGCAGCCAAATCGGGCGGGAGACTGCCGGAGGGGGCATATATCTGTAAAATTCTGAAGGTTGAGTATAAGACCGCAGAAAACCCCGAATGGAGCGACCAGATAGAAATGATGTTTGACATCACAGAAGGGGAACAGAAGGACTTTTTCAAGACTCAGTATCAGAACAATGCTAATGATGACAAAAAGTGGAAAGGCCGGGTTTCTGTATATGTTCCGAAAGATGACGGATCGGAAAAGGACACGTGGACTAAGAACGCTTTTGCCAAATGGACAGACAGTTTCGAAGAATCCAACGATGGCTACATCTGGGACTGGGACGAAAGCAAATGGAAAAACAAGCTGATCGGGATCGTGTTCGGCACGACCGGAACGGTGATTAACGGAAAAGATGTTCTGTACACAGAAGCCCGGTTCCCCTGCGCTGTTGCTCTGGTGAAAGATGGCAAAGCTCCGAAAGCCAAATTCAAATCTAAAAACGGCTATGGAGACAAAAAAGCCGCGCCCTCTGGGGACTGGATGGAAGTCCCGGAAGGTGACCCCGAATTGCCGTTCTGATCATGGACGGCTGGAAGATCGAAGAGTGCCTTAACAGCATGGTTATTCTGGTCGATACCAGAGAGCAGGCTTCCGATAGGGCTGAAAAGCGTTACCAGACGTTTAACAGGCCCTATAGGAGACAAAAATTAGACTATGGGGACTACTCCGCAGCGTTCACTTTAAACGGTGAGGAAATCCAAATAAGGGCCGCTGTGGAGCGCAAAATGAACCTTGAAGAACTTTCAAACTGTCTGACCCGCGAAAGAGACAGGTTTAAAAGAGAGTTCGACCGGGCCAGAGCTGACGGGGCTTCTGTATATCTGTTAGTGGAAAATGCTTCATGGGAAGCTCTCATGAATGGACATTACAAGACCAGGTTCAACAAGAATGCTTTTACTGCCAGCGTCACGGCCTGGGTCGCAAGGTATGACTTAAAACCTATATTCTGTAAACGAGAGTCCTCCGGGCGGCTGATATCAGAAATACTGTATAGAGAACTCAGGGAAAGACTGGAGCGGGGAGAGTATGGCTGATAATTATACGCAAGTTCCAAATTGGATGCTTGCGAAACTCTACAGAAACGACCTGACAGGGCGGGAGCTGAAAGTTCTTCTGTATCTCATCCGGAAGCTGATAGGGTTTCATAAAGAGTCTGACAAGATACCGTACAGCCAAATAGCAGAAGCGACCGGGATAGACAGGAACAACGTCATGAAAGTGGTTCAGTCTCTGGAGAAAAAAGGGTGGGTTTCTGTAAGAAGAAAAGATAAATGCACTAACATTTTGAGGTTAAAGGGTGGTGTCACCAGTAACACCAGAGGTGGTGTCAAAAAGTGCCAAAAGGTGGTGTCACCCACGACCCCCTCAAAAGAAAACCAAAAGAGCGGTCTTTCGAGTTCGCCGCCTTTGGTAGGCGTCGACTCTCAAGACAAAATAAATAATATAAATAATATTTGGGAAGAAATAAATAACGAGGACGATGAATATGAATGAGTATTACCAGTTCAGAACTGAGGATGCTTATCGGTTCAAGAGTGCTCTGGGAGCCAAGACCAGAACAAACGGAGACGAAATGATATTTAAGGTCTGTCCTTATTGTGTAGGAGGGGCAAACAGGGACAGAGATACTTTTTCTATCAACATGAAAACGGGACAGTTTGAATGTAAGCGTTCATCCTGCGGGGCTAGGGGAAATATCATAACCCTTGCTAAGGACTTCCGGGACAGAGGGTTTACGCTGCCGAAAGACGTTGATATCTATTACAACATCGGAGGACAGAAGGACAAATTTCTGAAGTACAGAGACGCGCACAAAGCCGTTACTGTTCGCGATCCGGCTGTTGAGTATCTCAAGGGCCGTGGCATTCCGGAAGAAATAACAAAGCGGTATGAAATTACCACAAAGCCCGACAATGACAACATCTTGGTTTTTCCTTTCAGAGATGAGAACGGCGAAGTAGTTTTTGTGAAGTACAGAAACACTAAGTTCATCCAGGGCGAGACCAAAGGCAACAAGGAATGGACGGACAAAGGCAATTTCAAAAAAATTCTGTTCGGGATGTTTCAATGTAAGAACTTCGAAACCTTGGTTATTACAGAAGGACAGATAGACTCTCTCAGCGTTGCAGCTGCCGGCGTTGATAATGCGGTATCAGTCCCGACCGGAAAGAATGGCTTTACCTGGAAGCCCAATGTCTGGAATTGGTTGGTTAAGTTCAACGAGATAGTTGTTTTCGGAGACAAGGAAGGGGACGAAATCACACTCTCAAAAGAAATCAGTCAGTTTTTCCCTAAGAAGGTCAGGATCGTGAAGCCGTCCAGCTATCAGGGATGCAAGGATGCTAACGAGCTTCTACAGAAATGCGGGGCGGAGGCGGTCAGAAAAGCCATTGATGATGCAGAAGTACAAGTCAATCTTCGAATAAAGAACTTAGCAGAGGTAGAGAATATTGATATTGACAGAATTCCGTATTATGCAACCGGCATTGAGTCTCTGGATGACGCGATCGGGCACGGCTTCCATGACGGTGAGCTGGTCATCTTAACGGGCAAGTGCGGAGAGGGCAAATCTACACTTGCAAGTCAGATTGTCGCAAAGATGATAAAGAACGGCTTGAAATGCTTCTGTTACTCCGGAGAGCTCCCTGCCCACACTTTCAAGGCATGGATTGATAAACAGATCTGTGAGGGTGCTGTTACAGAAGCCGCGAGAAATGCAGCGTCGGCCTTTTATGACAAGAAATGCTATATCTATGACAATAGTTCTGTGGTGGATGAGTCAGAAGAAATATTCAACCTCATGGCCCAGGCAATCAAGTTCCTGGGGTGCAAGTTCATTTTGATTGACAACCTTATGACAGCTATGGAGCTGAAGGGTTCAGAAGATTTGTTCCGGCAGCAGTCCAATTTTGTTACCAAGCTGACCAAATACGCAAAGGGGTTCAATGTCGTGATTATGTTGGTAGCCCACCCGAAAAAGGGCGACTCAGACGATAACGACAGCATTTCCGGAAGCGGGGACATTACCAACAGAGCAAACACAGTAATCAGGTATCAGCGAAAGTCTAAGAAGCCGGAGGATGACAGAAAATCACTTATTAAAATCACGAAAAACCGCACCACCGGCAAGCTTAATTGGGATGGAATACCGGTCGAGTATGAACCTAAGTCAATGCGTATCTATGAGGAGGGCAAGCCTATTGAAACGCTATTGGAGCTTAAAGACGCTGATACCTTCAATCCGGTTACAGAAGATGAGTTTGCAGAAATACCTTTTTAAGCCATGGATGAGAAACAGACATATTACAGAATAATTGGTGACCTGTGGAAGTACATGAAGAAGCACCTACCTGCTGCCGATACGGACGAATGGGCCAAGAGCGTTGTTGAGGATGCGCGGAAGTTTGCAAAAGAGCATAACAACAGCAGATTTGCCCAAGAGTTAGCAGCGGCAGCAATGTGGGAGTTGGACAGAATTTCAAAGAGGTAAGAAAGGACAAGACAGAATGACACTTGAAAACTATATCAAGGAATGCAACTTGACACATGAAAAAATCAAAATCGGCACTGTTGGCGGCACTGGTTATTTCTGGGGCGGTAAGGTCTCCGATCTGAACTTAGACGAACTGAACGTTTCAATGTTCGCTGGGATTGCTGAGAAGCTGCACGAATATTTGATTAAGTTTGCTTTTGCCAAGACAAAGAAGTCAGCAGCGATTTACAGAGGCAACGTGAACAGCTTTATGCAGCAGCTGAACGAGTTTGAAACGATCAAAAAAAGAGAGGTGATCGAGACCAGGAACAGCATTGCAGAAAAAAATACGGCTATTGTGATCGTGACCGGCATTGATGGCGGGAATCTGTGGACGGTTGACCCGCTGGGTAAGGTCGAAATTAAGTCCGAGTCGGCGGCTATGGCTTTAGCGTCTGCCATTTACGAGGACGGAGCCGAAAGTCTTGTTAATGCTCTTAAGACAGTGGTCAGAGAAGCAGATTGGTTCGGGCGCGATCCTTACGGCATCCTGACAGACCCGCAGGGAATTATTAAGGCTTGTGAGATCAAAGCCGGAGTGTTGAAAGAGATTAAGGCGGTTGTTAAACGGCCTGATCACCGGGGTGCCTACACTATCATCAAGAACGGCTATGATGGCTTTGCGGAGATTGTCGGCAAGTATGTTGTTATTGATGAGCTGGACGGCATGAATGAAGGGCTGGCAGTTATTTACAACCCGGTCGCGCAGAACGAGGGAAAGGATCTGAATTGCCAGGTGGGCGACACTCTGTACTATGGCCCGTTGATCTTTGTGCAGATTGACCCGAAAACACAGAAATTTATCCATGCGACACAATACCCGCAGATTATTAAAAAAGCTGATATTGTATTTGATACAGAAAATGAGGACGAGTAAATGAGACAATACTGCAGATACTGCGTGCATTGCTTTGAGGCGGACGATTACAGATGCTCCAACCATCCAAAGGGCAAGGAACCGCATTGGACGGAAGAGCAGATAAAGAGAGTTAATAAATGTCCGAATTTCGAGCTGTCCGATGACATCATAACCAGGCGGAATTACAGACCGAGACGGTCAAAAGAAGATTTGAAGCAGATCAAGTTGAAAGATTTCTTGTCTGATGAGCGGGAGGGGTGAAAATGACCAGATTAGAGGCCCTGAGGCTGTTGAACCCAGACAGCTACGACAGAGCACAACATGAAATCAGGGCGCGCTTTGAAGATCCTCTTGAGGGTGAAATTCTTCTCAGGCAGAAAATCAGAGAAGCGTTAATGATAGCTTGCGACTGTATCAACAAGGTGGAGTTACTGGAGGACGATGGGAAATGACCATAAAGGAAATGAACGAGAAGCTGAGCGAGTATTGCAGTCAGACAGAGTGTCACCCTGACACATGCAAGCTGTATGACGAGAACTGCGAACGTCAGCTTTTCCGGGAGTTGAACGAGTACGAAACAAAAAGACTGTACTGTCTGGTATTCGGGGATAGCGGCGTTGCCGCCCCCGACCAGACCGCCAAAGCTGACGCAGGGAAACCTCAGTTGACGCTTGTACCAACTCAGATAATTTATGACATAGCCGCCGTGAGGGAGTACGGATGCAACAAGTACCCCGAAGGGGGAAAAGATAACTGGCGCAAGGTCGAACCGCAGAGATACCGGGATGCCGCTTACAGGCATTTTCTGGCGTACATCAATGACCCGGCAAGCGTTGACAAGGAAAGCGGGTTACCGCATAGATGGCACTTGGAGTGTAATTTGGCTTTTCTGGCAGAGTTGGAGGGAGAGAATGGCAAAGCGTGACATCAGGGAATTACAACAACTTCAAGCCTTGCCGTTGTCCGTAAAAATCAAAAAGACCCAACTTCGCATCCGGGAGTGGGTGAACGAGTACGGGCTTGACGGGGTGTATGTGTCGTTTAGCGGCGGCAAGGACAGCACGGTTTTACTGCACTTGGCAAGGGAACTATTTCCGTCAATCAAGGCGGCATTCGTTGATACCGGGTTAGAGTATCCAGAAATTCGGAACTTTGTGCGGACTTTCGACAACGTGGATTGGCTAAAACCGAAAAAGACATTCAAGCAGGTGATAGAGGATTATGGATACCCTTTCATCAGCAAGGAAGTCAGCGAGCGAATTTATTACGCACAGAAATACTTGACATGGTATAAGACACAGGGTAACCTTGACCGACCGACCGACCGACTACGGCATAATAGAATTATTTTTCAAAAGGGAAAGCGAAGAACGGAAGAATGCGAAGAAGGAGGGTTTCCCTGACAACGTATTAAGGGCATTCATAAACGAGCACAACAGTGGGACGTACAAAATCAAGGAGTTATTCGGGGAAGCGTCAGACAGGAAAAGAACTGCGTTTGATTTTACTAAATGGCGTTGGGTATCTGCGTGCCCTTGGATGATAAGCAATAAATGTTGTAACGTGATGAAGAAAAGCCCTGCACATACATATCATCAAAAGACAGGAAGAAATCCGATTACAGCCCAGACAGCAAGCGAATCCAGACTCAGAACACAACAGTGGTTGAGACATGGATGTAATGGGTTTGACCTGAAAATCCCAACAAGCAACCCGATGTCATTCTGGATGGAGCAAGATGTTTTACAGTATATCTGGCAGAACAAAATCCCGATAGCATCTGTTTACGGTGATGTAGTAGTTGACTACGCGGGTCAGGGAGATGTCGAGGGTCAGATGTCATTCCGCGATCTTGGCGGAGACTGGGAGTTGTTTGACAGCGAAAGGCCATTGTTAAAAACAACAGGAGTCAACCGCACAGGATGTATGTTCTGCGGATACGGATGCCATCTTGAAAAGCCCGGAGAAGGGCGGTTTGAAAAGATGAAGGAAACGCATCCGAAGCAGTACGATTACATAATGCGTCCGAAGAGCGAAGGTGGGCTGAACTACAAAGAGGTAATTGACTGGTTGAATGAAAACGGCAATTTACACATACAGTATTAACCACTAATTCGATAGGTAAATCACGGTGCGCTATGCGTTAAATGTCCGCAAGGAAACAGCCGTGATTAAGGGAGGACACCAATGACAAAAGACGAAGCAATCACAGCGGTTAAAGAAGTCACAGGGATGTCACTGCCGTGGGACGACCGACACTATGAAGCCTTGCAGATGGCAATCGAAGCACTTAACCATTTTGCCGATGACAGCAAAAAGGTATCAGCGGAGGGGCAGGATTCGATAAGCCGACAGATGGCAATATCTCACGTGGACGATGTGCCATACATCAAGGAGCATCCGAATGTGGGCTTGCTGTGGAAAGCGTGGATTGAAAGTTTACCCGCCGCACAGCCGAAACGCACGCAAGAACGCACGGAAACGCACTCGTGCGATTTGAGAAGATATACACTCGGAAACGATGAGTTTAGCTTAGAAGCCGCATATCATGATTGCAAATTGGTTTTCGATGGAATTACAGATGATGATTCGTTCCAAGAAGCCGATACAGGGTTGATATTGTATTATGCGAACGAGATCATTTATGCATTACACGAAGCACTTGAAGGTAAGGGCACAAATGTCCTCAGCAACGATTGCATCAGCAGAGAAGCGGCGATTGATGCGCTTGAGCGAATTTTTGACCGATGCGAAGAAATAGAAGCACACCTGCCAGAAAACGATCCTGATCGAGTTGGTTACAAAATGTACCCTGACTGGCTGACCGTCTGGAAATATCTGAAGCGGGTGCCATCCGCACAGCCGGAACAGCGATACACCGAGGAAGAACTAAGGGTATTCGCTCACGGAATTTCATTAAGTCTTTTGTCAAAGCGGTCAGCTCAGCATTGGCGGTATGATGAAGACACGGCTACAGAAATTGAGTTTCTTGAACGGCTTTATGATAAGGTCAGCGCAGATATGAGAGGTGAACATGATGGCAAAAATACATGATAAATTCGTTATTGAACTGGCAGAGGTCATAAAAGGATATGGCAATGATCCAGATGTTGACGATCCGCTCCACCTGTCCGAGTTCTATAGGTTTTATGAGTTGCCAGAAATCGCAGTTAGCGCAAACCATTTCAAAACTATGATACCGCTTGCGGTGGAAAAAGCAAAAGGACGTAAGACCTGCGGTCTGGAATGTCTAAGATGCAAACAGACATATGACTATTCGTGGGATACGATGGACGAAATCAGCTATACAATGTATTCCTATTGCCCTGACTGCATACGCAAAGGAATACAATTGCTGAAAACGCAGGATAAGAAAGGAGCGCAGGAATGAACGAATTGAAGCCGTGTCCGTTTTGCGGTGCACCATATCCATATATTACGTTTGAACACGGATACCTTGATGATAGCGCGGTCGTTTTTTGCAACGCTTGTAAGATAAGTGTGAAACTAGAAGAAAACGATCAGGAAGGTTTCAACGATGCGACAAAGCGTAAGGCAATCGAAGCGTGGAACAGAAGGGAAGGAGCACAATGAAAAAGCTACTGGTCGCGATCCTGATTGCCGCCATGCTTGCCGGGTGTGAGCACCAGCAGAACATCGAGGACGGAGAACACTGGATGGAGATGGTCGACAACGGCCTGGGCACACGGACGCAGTATGTCATCCTGCGCCACCGGCAGACAGGTGTTTGCTATCTGATCAGGCCCGGCACGGCAGCTGTGCCACTACTTACGGCAGAAGGAAAACCGTACATCATAGAGGGGATAAATGATGACAGCTAAGGAGTATCTACAGCAGATATATTATTTGGACAGAAAAATAAAACGACTGGAGGCCAAGCGCGAGGCGATCCGGGCCGACCTGTACTCCGTCAAGTCAACGACAGACTACAACGCCGACAGGGTGCAAACATCAGTCGAGGGTGATACCATGCTAAGGCTGATTGCTAAGGTTGACAGTATTGAGCGGGATATCATCGCAGAACTTAACCAGCTAATCAGCTTGAAAGACAAAATCAGCCGACAGATTGAGTCTGTCCAGAATGAAAAACAGAAAGCTGTCCTGTTCAGAAGATATGTTCTCTGTGAACGCTGGGAGCAAATAGCTGTAGATCTGAATGTCTCTGTCCGATACGTCTACATGATACACGGTGAAGCCCTGCAATACTTTGCAAAATATATTCTAAAAATATAATTTACTTCATTGTATTTCATGTTTGTTCAGTGATATTGTGATAGTGGACAAGCTGCCAAGACGCTAAAGCCATCGTTTTTCATACTCCTCCTTTCTACCTATGGGTCGCATATAAGCGGCCCTTTTATTATGCAATAAGCTATGAAAGATTTTGCTAGAGCGTTCTACAGTTCCCAAGCCTGGAGAGACTGCCGGAGCGCGTACACCAAAAGCCAGGGCGGATTATGCGAACGATGCTTGCAGAGTGGGAGGATTACTCCGAGCGAAATAGTACACCACAAGATCCATCTGACACCAGCTAATATTAACAATCCAGACATTACTTTGAACTGGAATAACTTGCAATGTCTATGTAGGGAACACCATGCCGAAGTTCATGACAGACAACAACGGAGATATAAGATTGATAATTACGGAAGAGTCATAATATAGCCCCCCTGTTACAAATTGTTAGTAAGATGTTACGCAC